TTTATTGCTGGTGAGCAAATTTTAATAAATGAAACGACAGAATATTCCAGAAGTATTGTTAGTGTTAAAGCATTCAATACTCAAGATATTAAATCAGTTTTCCAGTCTTCAAACTCAATATCTTCCGGAATCAAAACTTCATTTGTTGCTGATACTGTTCTTCAAAGATTTGTTCCATCTGGATTTAATATTACCGATAGGGTAACAATCACTGGGGGTACAAGTGCAGGAACAGTAACTTGCCCAGGTAAAAACTTCTTAGGAATTAGAAGTGATACTATTATTAGATATCAAATTTCTGGATTAACGACTGAAACATATAACAGAGTCGTATCTGTCTCTAGCAATGGTTCATCAATGACTCTTGCTGGTGTTTCTAGTGTATTTGGTGTCTGTAATGGTGGTCTTCCATCTTCAGATCAGTCGGTAACATTTTCTATTGGTACTCCAAATATCACTAATGATGAAAATGCTGGACTTTACGCTCCATTGGATGCCTCCAATGTTTCAGATGTAAGTCTTTCAAACTCAAATCTTCTTGTCACAACTCAACTTAGAGAACTTACATCCAATTCTGTTGGATCTTTAAGTGTTGACATAACTTCCACTGGTATTTCTAGCGCATTCTTTGAGACATTTGATGCGGAAAGATATTCAATTCACTATTCAAATGGTGATGTAGAAGATTTAACTGGCGATCAGTTTACTCTTAATTCAAATGGATCACAAATTGTTTTCTCTGGATTAAGGGTAAGTCAAACTTCCAATGTGACATTGAATGCGACCGTAAGAAAAAATCTTATTAAAAATAAACAAAAAGATTTTATTAGAAGTCAAAAAGTCATTATTGACAAAACTTTTTCTGGTATCTCTACTGCTCTGAGTGGATTAAGTACAAGTCAATTCTACGGATTAAGAGTTCAAGATAAAGAAATTTCACTGAATGTTCCCGATGTTGTTAATGTTGTTGGTGTTTTTGAATCTTTAGACACATCTAACCCAACTTTAGATAAATTAACTTTTGTTTCTGGTCTTTCATTAGACACAAATTCAATCTTGGGTGAAAAAATCGTTGGTTCTACTAGTGGTGCTATTGCTCAACTTGCTACAAGGTCTTCATCTACCGAGGTTGAGATCTGTTATCTAACTCCACAAACTTTCACAGTAGGTGAAACTGTTACATTTGAAGAATCAAGCATCATAACAAATATTCAAAGTATAACTGTAGGAAATTATTTAAATATTAGTAATAGATTTGATCTAGACAAGGGTCAGAAAGAACAATATTATGATTATTCTAAAATTGTTAGAAAAATCAACTTCCCAGAACCTACCAGGAAGTTATTGGTAGTATATAACTACTACTCTGTACCATCTAATGATCTTGGAGACTTGTATAGTGTAGAATCATATAGTGAAGAGAGATTTACAAAAGATATTCCTCTCTTAAGAAATAATTTGAGATCGTCAGATACTCTTGACTTTAGACCAAGAGTTTCTTCCTTTACATCTACAACTTCATCACCATTTGCCTTTTCAAGTAGAAATTTTGGTTCATCTGGAAATAATCCCACTTTAGTGATAGCACCAAATGAAAGTTCTTTAATTGGATATAGTTACTATCTGCCAAGAATTGATAAATTGATTCTTGATAGTCTCGGAAACTTCTCAATTGCCAAAGGTGTATCTGCCCTAGACCCTAAAGAACCAACAAATGTTGAAAGTGCGATGGATATCGGAACGATCAAACTTCCGGCATATCTTTATGATCCAGACGATGCTGTTATAACTCTCGTTGATAATAGAAGATATACGATGAGAGATATTGGAAAACTTGATGATAGGATTTCAACTCTAGAGGTAGTTACTTCTCTAAGTTTGCTTGAACTTGATACCAAAACTCTCCAAATTCAAGATTCTGATGGTCTTTCTAGATTTAAGTCTGGATTCTTTGTAGATGATTTTAAGAACAACGATCTTTTAGATCTACTTAATCCTGATTGTAAGTGTGATGTTGATGTAGAAAATCAAGAATTAAACACCCCTCTTGATTTCTATTCATTAAAACCAGAATTAGCTTTATTACCATCAACCAATACTGAGACCGCCGATTTTTCAGCAAATCTTGAACTTTTAGATTCTAATGTCAGAAAAACTGGAGATCTAATCACATTAGATTATGATGAAGTAAGTTGGATCGGGCAACCTCTAGCTTCTAGAGTGGAAAATGTAAATCCATTTAATATGATTGAATTTGTTGGTAGAGTTCAATTGGAACCAGCATCCGACAATTGGGTTAGAAATATATTTGTAAGTGGTGGTGAAAGAACAATCACTGGAGATTTTGATGGTTCATATGTAGAGACTATTAAAATCAGTAGCGAACCAGATACCCATATTCGTTCAAGAAACGTTGCTTTTGGTGCGGGTGGATTAAAGCCAGTAACAAGATACTATCCATTCTTTGATAGCACTAGTGGCATTGACATAGTTCCAAAACTTTTGGAAATCTCAATGACATCTGGTATTTTCCAAAATGGAGAAACTGTAGATGGATTTATAGGTGGAACCAGAGTTATATCATTTAGATCTTGTCAACCAAACCACAAAACTGGTGATATCAACAATCCAGCAACAACATTTAATGCCAATCCATACAATACCTCAATCAGTCTTCCTTCAACATATTCAGCATCTTCAACAGTATTGAATATAGACGTTGCTTCTCTATCTGAAGAGGCACAAGGAAGATTTACTGGTTACGTGACTATTGGTACTGTCTTAATTGGTAGAACTAGCGGTGCTCAGGCATCTGTTGCCAATATAAGACTGGTTACCGATACTTTTGGAGATCTAGGTGGTTCATTCTTCTTCAGAGACCCACTAGCATCACCTCCACCAACTCTGAGATTCAGAACTGGCACTAAGACATTTAAACTCACATCTAGTTCTACAAATGCCTCTCCACTACCTGGAAGTCTATTAATTAGTAGTGCTGAAACTAGTTATTCCACAAGTGGAATCGTAGACACATTTAGACAAACTAATGTCATAGTTAGAAGACCACCCCCACCGCCCCCACCACCACCTCCTGCTCGTGGCGGTGGAAAGGATCCTCTTGCTCAGACATTTACTGTTGATGAAACTGGAGCATTCTTGACTTCTGTTGATCTATTCTTTGCTAGCAAAGATGAAAATGAAAAAGTTACAGTTGAACTTAGAACTGTAGAGCTTGGAACACCAACAGATCAATTGGTTCAAGACTTCGCAAGAGTCACTCTTGAACCATCTCAGGTCAATACGTCTTCTGATGGATCTGTTGCCACAAGAGTTACATTCCCATCACCTGTCTATCTACAACCAGGTGAGGAATATGCGATTGTAATTCTTTCACCATCTTCAAATAATTATGAAACTTGGATCGCAAGAATGGGTGAAAGAACTGTAAATACTCAGAATTTACCAGATGCTGAAAGTGTAGTTGTAACTAAGCAATACTTAGGAGGGAGTCTATTTAAATCACAGAATGGAACTATTTGGACTCCAAGCCAATTTGAAGATCTCAAATTTACTCTCTATAAAGCACAGTTTACCCAAAATCTTGGCACAGTTTATTTCTATAATCCTAAACTAGGGACTAGAAATAGTCAAACCCCAAGACTACTTCCAAATCCAATTAAAACATTACCTAGAAAGTTAAAAGTTGGAATTACAACTACAACAACAATGGGTAGTATTTTGATTCCAGGTAGAAAGGTAAGCGAAACTAACTCATCAGGTCCTTACGGATATATTGAAAATATTGGAAGTAGAGTTTCTGCTCTTTCACTTACCAATACTGGCGTTGGATATTCAAACGGAACATTTGCTGGAGTGTCATTCTATTCAGTAACTGGAAATGGTTCTGGAGCGGTCGGTGTTGTAACAATATCTTCAAATATTGTTTCTGCAGTTTCCATTACAACTCCAGGAAATGGTTATGCGATAGGTGATGTTCTGGGAATTACAACCAGTAATGTTGTTAAGGGATCTAGTGCTACAATCACTGTTTCTAACATTAATGGAATTGATACATTGTACCTAACAAATGTTCAAGGTGAAGAGTTTACTGATGGTCAAGATTTAGTTTACTTTGAAGGATCAACTGCTGTTGCTGTGGCGAATACTGATATTAGAGGATCTTCTTCTCTCATCAGCAATCTATATGATGGTAGAGTTGTTGAAGTTGAGCATTATAATCATGGTATGATGGCAGATAATAACAAGGTTACTCTTGCCGATATTGAACCAAATACTGCTCCAGTTCTTTTAACTGCCAATCTTGCGGTTGATGCAACAACTATCTCTGTTGCCAGCACTTCAACATTTGCTACTTTTGAAGGTATTTCAACTTCAACTGGATATGTCAAGATTAATAATGAAATTATTTACTATAACAGCATTGGTTCTGGAACACTTGGTATTGGCACAAGAGGTATAGACGGTTCCTTAACCAGAACTCATAATGTTAATGATCTTTGCTATAAGTATGAATTAAATGGAGTTTCTCTCACTAAGATCAACACAACTCATGATATGCCAACTAATTCTGCTCTAAAAGCATCTAAAAACATTGATAAGTATTACTTACAAATTAGTAGATCAAACAGACCATCTGGTGATACTCAACTGAGTTTCACAGATGAAAGATCACTTGGAGGAATGGAGGTATTTGCTTCACAAAACTTCCAATATAACGCTATTGTTCCACAATTTAATGTTATTACTCCAGGAGAAACAACATCTGTTTCAGCAGAATTAAGATCTGTTTCTGGAACAAGTGCTGGTGGATCCGAAATCTCATTTATTGATCAAGGTTATGAACCCGTTGAATTAAATCAAGTTAACAGAGTTTCTTCTACAAGACTTGTTTGTTCCGAAATTAATGAGACAAACAGATTAACTGATCTTCCTAAGAATAGATCAACAACACTGGCAATCCAATTTAATTCGCAAGATCCTAATCTTTCTCCCGTAATTGATAGTCAGAATGGTGTTCTAATTCTACAAAGAAATAGAGTTAATGCCCCAATTGTAAATTATTCTACTGATTCTAGGGTTAAACTGATATCTGGAGATCCTCACTCCGCCATTTACATTTCAAATAGAGTTGATCTGAAGCAACCAGCAACTTCACTTAAAGTTCTTGTTTCTGCTTATAGACATTCTTCCGCTGACTTTAGAGTTCTCTATAGACTCTTTAGACCAGATTCTAGTGAAGTTCAACAATCCTATGAACTATTCCCAGGGTATGATAACTTGAGAGATTTGAATGGTGATGGATTTGGAGAGACGATCATTGACGCTACTCTAAACAGCGGCAGATCAGATGCTTTTGTTCCTTCTAGTAGAGACAACCAATTCTTAGAATATCAGTTTAGTGCTGATAATCTTGATAAATTTACAGGATTTGCCATTAAGATTGTGTGCTCTGGAAGTAATGAAGCATATGCTCCAAGATTTAAAGATCTAAGAGTTATTGCTCTCGCATGATTCCTGTTGAAGGACATAAACATCTTTACAGAGATGAAAACTCTGGTGCAATTGTAAATTGCGATACTATTGGATATTCTCAATACGTTAAAATGAAATCTGAAAAGCAAAAACAAAAAGAGGAGCTTGATCAGATTAAAATTGATATTGAGGAAATAAAATTTTTATTAAGGGAGATTATTCATGGATCCAAATAGTATACAACTTGAAGATATTAATAAGTTATTTGAATATGAGATGCAGTCTAGAGAAATTGATGAATGTAATGATATTGAAAAACTTAGAACCATGCTCAAAATATCCATAAAGTTGTACATGAAGCAACAAGAGGTTATTAAAGAACTTGGATTTGGTGAAGTATAAATATATTTTAGATCCTGAAGTTTTTTATAAATGGCAGCTGTTTATGTAAGTAATCTAGTTGTAAATACTGGTACTACATTTACTCAAACTTTTTCACTAGAAAATAGTGATTCTAGTTCTATTTTAAATTTGGGCGGATACTCAGTTTCCGCTCAGATGAGAAAACATGCGGGTAGTTCATCATATACATCATTTAGTGCTTCTGTAGTTAACGCTACTGCTGGTACAGTTAGAGTTGGACTAGGAACTACGACGACTGCCTCCTTAAAACCAGGTCGTTATGTTTATGATGTTTTGATCACTGATAATGCGGGAGTAATAACCAGAGTTGTTGAAGGATCTGTTCTCGTTAGAGAAGGAGTGACTCGCTAATGGCAGACATTAGAGTTAGAGTTGGAGCTCAAAACGCAATCAAAGTAGTTTCGTCATTAGCAGGAACTAAAGAAATTTCTTTAGGCGATTTAACGGACGTTAATTTACCACCAGCCCTTTTAAACGGAATGGTTCTCGTGTATAACTCAACAACATCAAAGTGGGACGCAACATTAGAATTAACCCCAGGCGTATCCCAGAATTTAGACATCAACGGAGGTAGCTTTTAATGGCAAGCATTATCAGGATTAAAAGATCCTCTGGTACTAGTTTACCTGGAAGTCTACAATGGGGTGAATTAGCTTATGTAACTGGTATTGGTAGTGCCACTGGTACTAGTCAATATAGAGATAGAGTTTATGTTGGAGACGACGGAACTAACGTAATATCTGTTGGTGGACGTTATTATACGTCCATGATGGACCACGTTCCAGGAACTGTTGCTGGAGTAACTAACACAAGAAATAGTGATGGTGGCATTGTCGCTGTTCTTGACAGTAGCAGAAAAGTTGATCAGTGGAATGTTGATAATTTAAGATTAGATGGAAATACATTCTCCTCCCAAAATACCGATGGAGATATTGTATTAGATCCAAATGGAACTGGTGAAATTAATATTGTTGATGATACTTATCTAAGTTTTGGTAATGACAAAGATGTAAAGTTAAGATACGACGAAGCTACAGATAATAGATTTGAAATTGAAGGTGCAGATTGGGCATTTGCCAACGGTGTTGCGATTAATATTGGTGATGTAACTGATTCAACAAATAAAGACAATGGTGCTCTAGTTGTTGAAGGTGGCGTTGGTATTGAAAAAAATCTCAATGTTGGTGGAAACGCCACTGTTGCTGGAGTTTCAACTTTCACCGGAAGTGTAACTATTGGTGATATAAAGGTTGAGCAAAATATAATCTCAACCGTTCCTGGATCAAGTGGAATTCTTTATATTGATCCATATCCCGATGGTCTAAGTAATGAAGGTACTGTTGTTATTAAGGGTGACCTACAAGTTGATGGTACAACCACATCTGTAAATTCTACGGTTGTATCAATCAATGATCCAATTATTGTTCTCGGTGATGTAACCAGCAAGAGAACAGTAATGGCACCAGTTTTGACTGGTGTTTCAACAATTACTCTTGATTCTGTAGCAGGAATCAATACTGGAGACCTTATCCAAGGAAGTGCTTCATTACCTAATAGTGGTCTGACTACTATTACTGCTTTTAATAATACCACTAAAATTGTTACAATTCAAGGTACTACCACTGCTGGTATTACCACAACGACACAATTAACAATTACCCACGCATTTGATACTAATACTGATCGTGGTGTTGCCTTTGATTACAATACTGGTGTAGGAACTGCCAATAGCAAGACCGGATTCTTTGGTTATATTGATGGTAATAATGTTGGCAGTGCCGCTACAGCAAGATCTTGGACTTATATTCCTGATGCTGTAATTACATCACCAGGCATTGTAACTGGAACTAGAGGATATCTTGATGTTAAAGGTATCTATTACCAAACTGGAGATTTTAACACCCATGGTGTTGTATATTTTGATGCTAATGGACTCCAAACTTCAACGAATAATCCAGCATCACCAACTATTACATCAAAACAAATCTTGACTGCAATTACTGAAATTAATTTAACACTTAGCAGTTCGGTATCAGTTACAGTAGGTGATTTAATTCTACAAGAAACAAGTGGAGCTTATGGTGTAGTCAAGACAACCGTGAGTGGATCTACAATCACTCTAGTTGGTGTTGAAGGGACATTTGATACTACTAATAACTTGTTAAAAAATGGAACATCATTAGCAATAATACCAACTGTAATAACACCCATATATACAAATAAACCAACCTGGACTTCAACTCTGGATGGAGGAACATTCTAAAATTTATGACAAATCAAAATAATGAAGTTGATGTGAATGTATTGATTAAATTGTATAATCAAAGACTATCAACTCTAACAAATCAAAATATTTTATTAGAGGCAAAGGTACAAACATTATCTAAAGATTATTCTGAATTAGAAGAACGATATAATGAACTGTTAATTTCCAGTCAGACAGAGGAAAAGTAAAATGGCGAAACCAGCAAGTAGACAACAACTCATTGATTACTGTTTAAGACGGCTGGGTGCCCCTGTATTGGAAATTAACGTTGATGATGACCAAATAGATGATTTAGTGGATGACGCCCTACAGTACTTCCAGGAGCGTCATTTTGACGGTGTTGAGAGAATGTACCTAAAGTACCAATTAACACAGGCAGACTTAGATCGTGGTAGTGCAAAAGGTACTAATGGTGTTGGTATAGTAACCACTACCGCTACATCTACAAATATAAGTGGTTATGGAACAACCACATCAAGATTTTATGAAACTTCTAATTTTATTCAAGTTCCCGATTCTGTTATTGGCGTAGAAAAAATATTTAAGTTTGACACTAGTTCAATTTCTGGTGGAATGTTTAGTATTAAGTATCAATTGTTTTTAAATGATCTATACTATTTCAACTCCGTTGAACTTTTACAATATTCAATGGTAAAAACCTATCTAGAGGATATTGACTTTTTACTGACTACCGATAAGCAAGTAAGATATAATAAAAGACAGGACAGATTATATCTTGATATTGATTGGGGAGCACAATCTCTCGGAACTTATCTTGTTTTAGACTGCTATAGGATTTTAGATCCAGATACTTATACTAATGTTTATAATGATAGTTTTATAAAAAAATATCTAACAGCATTAATTAAACGCCAGTGGGGTCAAAATCTAATTAAATTTAGAGGTGTTAGACTTCCAGGTGGAATTGAACTGAATGGTAGAGAAATATATGAGGATGCTGAAAGAGAACTAGAAAGTATTAAGCAAGTTATGGCCCTTGAATATGAACTCCCACCTTACGACTTTATTGGATAATGGCACTTAATCCCTTTTTCTTACAAGGATCACCTAGCGAACAAAGACTGGTACAAGATCTTATCAATGAACAGTTGACGATCTATGGTGTAGAAGTCACTTATATACCAAGAAAATTTGTAAGAAAACAAACCATCATTGAGGAGATACAATCATCAAGATTTGATGATAACTTTTTAATTGAGGCATATGTGAATACTTATGAGGGGTATTCTGGTGCCGGAGACATTTTAACAAAATTTGGAATGAGTTTGAGGGACGAACTTGTCATAACAATATCCAAAGAAAGATTTGAAGATTTTATTGCTGCGTTTTTAGCAGCAATGCCAGATGATGAAATTGAATTATCAACTAGACCTCGTGAGGGAGATCTTATTTATTTTCCATTGGGTCAAAGACTTTTTGAGGTTAAATTTGTAGAGCATGAACAACCTTTTTATCAGTTAGGTAGAAATTATGTTTATGAACTGAAATGTGAATTGTTTGAATATGAAGATGAAGTTCTTGATACTTCTATTGACGAAATAGATACAACAATTCAAGATACTGGATTCATAACTACTCTAAACTTGATTGGACTTGGAAGAACTGCTACTGCCAATGCCAATTTAAGTGCAACTACAGGATATATCAGACAAATTTTTCTCAATAATGATGGTAGTGGATATACCGGATCACCAACTGTTGCGATTTCAACAGCACCATCTGGAGGAATCAATGCCACAGCAGTTGCTATTACCACAAATAAAGCTGGCATTTATTCCATAGAACAAATAATATTAACAAATGCTGGATCAGGATACATTGCCCCACCAACTATAACAATCACTGGAGGAAATGGAATTGGTGCAGCAGCCACATGTTCAATAGAAAGTGAAGTTCGTGGAGTTATCAGTTTCACATTAACTGACACTGGTGTAGGATATTCAACCGCACCATCAGTTTCAATTTCTTCTCCTGGAATTGGAACAACAGCAACAGCGGTGGCAATTATCAATCCAGATACTCAAGTTTCATCACTCAGAGTAACAAATACAGGAGTTGGTTATACAGTCACACCAACAGTCACTATCGCATCACCACCATTAATTACTGGTTTAGGTACTTACAGATTTAATGAGGTTGTAAGAGGATTAACTTCAGGAACAGAAGGAAGAGTCAAGTCTTGGGATTCGGATACAAAAGTTCTTAAGGTTTCTCTTGTTGGTATCGGTACAACTGTCAGTGGATTTATTCCAGGAGAAATTGTTATTGGAACAGCATCTACAGTTTCAGCGGCATCTACTTCTGATGGATATGCTCTTTATACTATTAAATCTTATGATCATAGGGACATATATGATAAATATGAACAAAACGACGAAATTGAAGAAGAAGCAGACACCTTCATAGATTTCTCACAGACAAATCCATTTGGAAGTTACTAATGCTAGGAACCTATTTTTATCACGAAATCATTAGGAGGACTGTCATTTCTTTTGGCACAATCTTTAATGATATCCACATTCGCCACAGAAATTCCAATGATGGTGAAATTAGTGATATGAGAGTTCCTCTGGCATATGGTCCAGTTCAAAAGTTTTTAGCAAGAATTGAGCAGCAACCAAACTTAAATAAGGCAACTCAAATATCTTTGCCAAGAATGTCGTTTGAAATGAACTCCATTCAGTATGATCCAACTAGAAAGGCAGGCGTTACTCAAACCTTTAAAGCATCGGATGGCACAAACCTAAAAAAAGTTTATATGCCAGTCCCATATAATATTGGATTTGAAGTTAATATTTTAACAAAATTGAATGATGACTCTCTTCAAATCGTAGAACAAATACTTCCTTATTTTCAACCATCTTTTAATTTAACTATTGATCTTGTAGATTCAATTGGAGAAAAGAGAGATATAAGTGTTGTTTTGGATAGTATTTCTTTTCAAGATGATTATGAAGGAGATTTTTCAACCAGAAGAGCATTGATTTATACTTTACAATTTACTGCTAAGACCTATATGTTTGGTCCAATCGCAGATACTACAGATGGACTCATTCGTAAGGTTCAGGTTGATTATTATGCTGATACAAATAGAGAAACTGCAAAGCGTGAATTAAGGTATACTGCGTCACCAAAAGCACTCAAAGATTATAATAACGATGATGTATCTGTTTTAAAAGAAGCTCTAACCAAGACAGAAACAAGATTAACAATTACTACATCTACAGGAATGTCAGCAGGAGATAGAATCATTATTAATAGTGAAATTATGAAGATTGTAGAAGTTATTGACGGAACAACCATTGCGGTGAAGAGAGGATATGATGGAAGTTCCATTACAACTCATTTAGAAAGTACATCAATTGACAAACTAACTGCCGCTGATGATGCTCTAGTTGATATTGATGATGACTTTGGATTCAACGAAAATCTATTCTCATTTACAGATTCTAGAGACTTTAGCCCATCTAGAAGTATAGATATCTAATAGATTGGTAAAATCATGGCAAATAAGTTTGAAAAAATTGATGAAGCACTCAATGTTGAAAGTAGCATTGTAGAAGTAGATAGTAACTACAAACCTACTTTAGATACCGTTAAGGAACTGAGTAATGACATTAAAAAAGATTATGAATATACTCGTGCAAACTTATATTCGTTGATTGAAAAGGGACAAGAAGCAATTAATGGCATTATGGAACTGGCAGGAGAGGGTGGTTCTCCCAGAGCATATGAAGTTGCTGGACAATTAATCAAATCAGTTGGTGATGTAACTGATAAACTTATAGATTTACAAAAGAAATTAAAGGATGTTGAAGAAGATACAGTAAAAACAACAAACAATGTCACAAACAATGCTTTATTTGTTGGATCAACATCGGAGCTATCAAAATTACTCAAGCAAGGTTTTCTAAATAATAAAGAATAATCTTGTAGTTCAATGAGTTGGTCTAAAAAATATAAAAGATCAATTGATTGTGATAGTCCAAAAGGATTTTCTCAAAAATCTCATTGTGCTGCTCGTAAAAAAAGACAAAGAGGCGAAGTGACTAAATCAAAGTCTCCCTTTTCTGAAGCAAAGGAACCACAAACTTTTACAAAGTTTACTCATAAAACAAAGCATTTACCAAAATCTCAACATCAACTTGATCCAAATCTTGATCTAAAGCAATTGGTTCATCATGCGGTTAAGCAATATGTTGATAGAGATGCTGATGATGATGTGGATGTTTATGACAATCCAAGTAGAAAAACTCCAGATGAAAATGTAATGAGTGCTCCGGAGGGTGCAAAAGTTGCTTCAAAAAAACTTATTGCTAAACAAAAAGGAGAATTGAAGCATACTAGAGTTGGTATGGCTTATGAAGAAACTAAATCTGGGGATGAGGGACTTCGTGATTGGTTTGGTAAGTCAAAGTCTTCCGATGGAAAATCTGGATGGGTTCAACTAGGTGGTAAATGGGCAGGAAAACCTTGTGCTCGTCAACCTGGTCAGACTTCCACTCCAAAGTGTGGAAGTTCAAAAATGAAAAGAGATCTCTCAAAAGATGAAGAAGAGTCAGCAAGAAGAAGAAAGAATAGATTAGATCCAAACCAACCAGAAAAAACTGGTGGAGTAAGTCCAACAAATGTCAGAACAGAAGAAATGAATCTCCAAGAAGTAAAAGATAAACCAGGAAAAGGCAGCGGCAAAAAAGACGCTTGCTACAATAAAGTAAAATCAAGATACAGCGTTTGGCCAAGTGCTTATGCTTCAGGAGCACTTGTCAAGTGTCGTAAAGTAGGTGCTGATAATTGGGGAACCAAATCGGAGCAAGTTAATATGGAAAGATATTGCCCTAGATGTAAAAAGAATGAACTAAGAGATGAATGTAAGTATGGTCCAAAATATTGGGATACATATTCTTTACCAATTAATTTGTCATCAGTGGCAATGTCAAATCCTCATTATCATATGAATAGTCCTCACCCAGCAAATGAGGAAAAAGATCATGAGTATTCAATGGCTCGCTCTGAACTCTCAACAATTATTTCTGCAGCAAAGCGTCTAAAGAAAAAAATGAAGGGTGAGGGAAGCATTGAGGCATGGGTACAATCAAAAATTACTAAAGCGGCAGATTATATTGATACCGCAGCAGATTATGTTGAAAGTGGTGAGCATAATGTTGAAGAAGCAAAAAAATGTTGGCCAGGATATGAGAAAAAAGGAACACAAAAACTATTTGGAAAAACTTATAATCGTTGCGTAAAAAAGGAGCAATTTTCAAACTGGAGAGAAGAACTTTCTGAAGATTGGCAATCAGTAAATCGCAAAGATAAAACTGATGGTCTTAGTCAGAAAGCTGTAAATGCTTATCGTCGTGAGAATCCAGGTTCAAAACTTCAGACTGCTGTAACTGAGAAAAAACCAAAGGGTAAAAGAGCAAAGCGTCGTAAAAACTTTTGTAGTCGTATGTCAGGAATGAAAGCAAAATTGACTTCCGCTAAGACTGCTAGAGACCCAGATTCAAGAATCAACAAAGCCCTCCGTCGTTGGAACTGTAACTAAAATGAAATCTTTTCAACAATTCTTATCAGAAAGCATCAATATCGCTGGAGATTTCAATGGAAATCTTTATATGAATGGTGAATCTTAACAAGAAGCAGCAGATGATGTGGGAATAACTATACAGGGATTATCATACAGAATGAAACATTGGGGTCCAGAAAGGGGGTACGAATATGTCTAGTGATGTCTATTTGGGCAATCCTCTGCTCAAAAAAGCCAATACTCCAATTGAATTTACAGAAGAACAAATTATTGAGTTCTTAAAGTGTAAAGAAGATCCTGTATATTTTGCAAAGAACTATATTAAGATCGTTTCTCTGGATCACGGTCTTGTTCCTTTTGAGATGTATCCATTTCAAGAGAAACTTGTAAAGAACTTCCACGAGAATAGATTTAATATCTGTAAGATGCCT